GCATACCACTCGCATGTGATGTCACTAAACTTTCGGCACTTTGTATGCGCTGTAACGATGGAACTCTAGGACCTTTCACTAAGAGGATTGTAGAAGATCAACGTCTAGAACTCATAGGTGGGAGTGATATGTATGTAGCTGTGTGTCGTAAGCATCTCTAAAACCTTTTTACATCTAGGATAAGTACAACTCTCCTACCATTCCCAGTCTTCACAAGTTCGTGATACTTGGCATGATCAAATAGAAAATCTTCACCTTCTCGGTGCTTATGTGGGCCCCTACCAGTATAGAGTGTGCAATCTCCACCACCCTCTATAGTGAGATGATACCGTAGTAATAAGTTCGTTTCTGCGCGGTGTGGTGCTATCGTCATTGGACCATCTATGACAGCAAATAGGGCAGTCTCTTTATGAATACTTGGAATCTGGTCGACTAGACTCTTCAGGATGGGGAAATCCTCCACTTTATAGAAGTAGTACCCATCATTCTTGTCAAACCATGGGTCTAGTTCGTGGAAGAGGTGACGTTCCACCACAGATGAAACCTCTAGAAACTCCCGACGTATCTTGTCGTAGTGTGCCTTGATGAGCCAAAGTCCAGGGATTTCAGGTGTGGATACCATACTGAGAATATCCACGACTGTATTCTGCATACCCACCATGATGCGCCTCGGGTTACTGAAATACATGCGGTCTATAGGTGCCTTCAGATAATCATGAAGTACCAGCACAATGGGGATCAGAATAAGTGACAACATTATTTTCTCAGTAGATAATAAAAATGCCAGGTTACGGCGGAAAGATGGAAAAATATTCCCCCAAGCCCATTGAACTAACTAAGACCGTTGAAAAGCGATTTGTTATGCCCAAGGTGACCCTCATTCAGATCATCATCGTGGCTATCCTCATGGCCTATGTGTGGTCCGCTCGCAAGATGAACGGTGCCGTCGTGGGGGGTCTCGCTCTTACCGTCGCTCTTCTCCATATGTATGACCACATGTTCCTCATCAAGCGTGGACCTGAGAAAGCTCTCTTCTCTCCCAAAAGTGAAAAATATTCCGCGCGTGGCAACCGTCTTCGTGCTAGTATCTCCCGAAGTGTTGAGAAGTATTCTTGCCAGTCGTGCAAGTAAATTATAGTAGTATACTACAAGTATGCGCGTCAAGATTACTAAAAGCCCTAACCAGAAGAAGAAGTTTAGGGCTATCTTAGAAGACGGCAGGACTGTTGACTTTGGTGCCAGTGGGTATTCCGACTACACCAAACACAAGAATCCTTCACGTATGCGTTCCTATGTGTTACGTCATGGGGGTCATGTACCCAGACAAACCATAGAAGAACGAGATCCCAAGAAGATCCAAACAAAAATGTTAAAGGTCAGTCAAAGTGATAAAGAGAATTGGGATAGGAGCGGTATCGACGGGGCTGGTTTCTGGTCCCGTTGGTACCTCTGGAGTTATCCAACTTTGGAGGGTGTCAAGAAGTTCATGTCTAAGAGGTTTGGTCTCGTGTTTATTTGAACATTTCCATATATTTTTCGAAATCCTCATCTGATGCCACACACAAAATTATCGTTTCTGGTATTTTACCACTACTAAATTGGTTGGGGCCAGGGCCTATACCAACGTACTGCTCAAAAATATCATTTTTATTCTTAAAACCATTGAGTGTAAAAACACTAGATGAATATTTTGTTAGAGTAGATTTTCCATTAAATTTACCCTCTGTATTTGTATTTTCTTTTACAACTTTACACACTTCTCCATCCCGTAGTTCTTGTATGTGGTCTCTCGCAATCTCCAGGTATTCCACACGCTCCTCATCATTTAAACCAGACATATCTGGTCCCGGCTCGGGGAACTTTTCCACCTTTTCTTTACCTTCTTTACCGTGTTTTACGAAACCTTCAATAATTTCTTTCATTTTGTCAGCTTCCGTAACTTTCAGGAAATGTGGTTCTGTTCCTGGGATAAATCCTCCAAGAAATCCACCAACGCCACCAACTGAAGAAGCACAACATGACAAAGCACACATGACAAAGAGGATCTCTGCCATTATATAATTAAGTTATAATTAATTTTTTCTTCTTTTTAAAGCATTTTTCAGTTCAGCTAAAAGTTTAGCACGTGCGTCACCACCCGGTGGTGGGGCGACCCGCTTGGGTGGGAGAGGAGGGGGAGCTGGTGCTCCAGACGCGGGGAGAACGACTGTTCGACAGATGCGAATCACCTTCTGTGCATTCTTGACACTATTTTCGAAATTCATAGTAATCTTGGAGCGGAGTTCCCTGGCACTGAGCTTCACACGCTTACCATCTATAGTCTTGGTGACACGGAGTCCCAGCTTTTTTGCTTTATTTTTAAGGTCCCTGTATTGCATTTATTAATAGCTGAGAAAATCTTGAAATGTTGTGATGTCACCATCATTAATCAGTCTAACAAACTCTCGATCCTCTTTAGAGAAAAAGAGTGGATTGGGGGATGCCATTGTATATGCACGGTCTATGTTTATACTGAGATGATCTAGGTATATCAGAATAGTTGAGAGTGTTTCAGTCTCCAACATGTCTATAGCAATTCTAAATTTACCAACTGAAAAGTCATACGTACCGTCCCGATTCTTGATGAGTAAATGTTTCTTTATAAACTTTTCAATATTGTTCTGGGGATCTGAACCAATGGTATTGACACGTTGAGAATACTCCATCAAATCACGAACACCATGTGCAAGTTTTTTCAGAAAAACGCATTTATCTGGTGTCATACTTAGTATATAAAGATATATTTCGTACATCTCCTAAGATGACTGATACCGAAAAACTTATACGAGAAGTTCTCATACCAAGGCTCATACAACTTGAGATTGAAGTTGCCGCTCTACGAAAACATACATGGCCATATGTACAGGCCCAAAAAGAACATAACCAACTGGACGACATCGAGGCTAAGAGGGACTTTGTCAAAAGTCTCGATGACGATACTATAAAGGAACTCATAAATTTAAAAGCTAAAGTCTCCGGGAGTTCCGGACTCCAACAAAGAGAATACGATACCATTTCTGTTAAAAGAAATCATCTGTTCGGTACATCTTAACATCAAATGAACCATTCTTACCAGTTACTGAGACTGCTTCATTTCCATAGAGTTCTTGGCATCCAATATCATCCACACAGTCACGACCATCATGACTCACTGGGATGGGATACAGATTTTCACCACCTGTTGTGGTGTAATAGTGGTAACGATCTCGGCGACCACGAACCTCCTTCCCATAAAGGGGGAGGGTCTCACCCTCTGCATTTAGGAGGATACCCATCTGTTGCATATGTCCAGGTTTGTACTGCTTGATGGGGGGTCCTCTATATTCTCGCTCACGTCTCACCTCCTGTGTTCTGACTGGTACCATCACTGGAACTTCGACCTCCACTGGAACTTCAACAACTTGGGGATTGTACCACATGTACCCCAAAACGACGACGAGTACGACGAGAGTGACCATCAACAATCGCGTCTTGGTCTTGTTCTTCATTTACTATAGTTAAGGATAATATTTTACACCAATATATGAAGGATATAACCATTCTTGAGAATTTCATCAACGACGAGGAGCTAGAAGAAGCTAGACAATTCATTGGTGAACAATCACTCAATTTAGATAATAAATACTATGGTGAAAAACAACCAGCCATAAACCGACAGTGGTATTTCATTAAGGCGGATAACGCTTATAAAAAAATTCTAATTGATTTGAGACCTGAAAGGGATTGGGATTATGGAATGGAAGATATTATCCCTTCTGCAAAAAAGTTCATTTTGAAAATTAAAAATAGAATAGACAAATGTACGAATACAAAATTTGATTTACAACGAGTTTATTTAAATCGTCAAGTACGTGGTCAAGACGTGACATTACATATAGATGATCAAAAACCAAATGTATATACACTTTTAATCTATATAGGTGATATTACACCCGAAAACTACGATAAAGCTGGTGGAGACTTGGAATTGAAAACTAAAGAAATTACCAGAATTGAACCGTTCACAAAAAGAGCTGTACTATTCAAGGGGTATATACCACATCAGGCTTATGCACCGTTAGTCCCGGGTTTAACTCGCATTTCATTTGCATTCAAATTTATAGATACGGCAAATGAACTTCCATTTAGTGTAAATTATAGTTAAGGAAAATCTTTCACATTGATATATGAAGGATATAACCATTTTTGAGAATTTCATCAATGACGAAGAGCTAGAAGAGGCTCGACAATTCATTGGTGAAGAATCACTCAATTTATCTAAAATGTACGATGAAAATAACCCATCAAAAAATAGGAAATGGGTTTTCAATGAGGTAGATAACGCTTATAAGAAAACTCTAATTGATTTGAGACCCAATTGGTATGGGTTGTGTGAAATGGAAAGTATTATCCCTTCTGCAAAAAAATTCATTTTGAAAATAAAAAATAGAATAG